TCATCGAATATCGATAAGAATGCAGGATTGAAGTTAATGTCATCGTTGCAAATTAATATGTTATCATACTTAGCACGCTCAACTCCGTAATTCCACGCGGGGTTTACATAAATGTTTTCAGCCATTAAGTGTATGTCATACTTAGCGTTAAGCGGCAAAGGTCTGTATTCGGTTGTATCGTTGTCAATAATGATTATCTCACCGACAAATTCGCATGCACAAAGGTCTTCAACAAGCTTGATGATGCGTGGACTTCTCCACATAGTTGGAATGATTACGCTAAACATTTGACAAATATATGAAATTTTTTAGATAAGTGTTACATGCATATCGAAATGTATCTAATGCATCCGCTTGTTGAGTCGGATCGTTTCGGTCTGTTTTCTTTATTGTGCCATCGGGCAACACCGCAACGTTTTCCAAATCGAATTGCAAGCCCTTAGTAAACTGAGGGTCAAGTTCTACATTGCCACGCGCAAGAAGTGAGTTGACAAGCATTCGGTTGTCTTCAAGTGATGGGTTAACGCTTGGCACTAACATTTGATTGTTGCTAAGGTTAAACTTTTGCCTTATCACAACATAATAGTTGAGGTTATCCTGCACCAATGCACTCGATGACTTGCCACTTGCATCGCCAGTTACTTGGTAAAGTGCATTGCCATACTTAGACTTAATAACATCGCATAGTTGATAGATGTCGCTATTGGCTAACTTAATCGTTTCTTTAACGCGTATCGTTGATGGCGGCATAACTTGAAGCACTGAGCAACATATTGGATTACGATTAAAGTCAAACGAAAGTATAATCGGCAGTTGTTTGTTTAACTCAACGGGCTTAAGGTGTTTAGTCGAATCGTAAGCGTATGCCCATCGGTTGCCATCCATATCGAAGTTGGTCCAATCGCCACCGATAAACTGCCGCTTATAACGCTCATCCATACGTGACCATACCTTGCGTTGCTCCTCGGTTACGAATGCATTGTCATCGGGCAAGGCAAGTTGATAGTAAAACTCGGGACCTAATTCGCCTTTAAGATACGGAATATGTATCTCATCCTTAATCCACGTTTGCGTTGGGTTGAACGTTGCTAATATCAAAGGTGTTGGCATCTTATCAATGTACCAAGAGCCAACGCGTGAGCTGCCGATATTCCAAAGTTTCTTACTCAGTTCCTCAATTTGCTCAAAGTATATACCGTTTGTTTCAAGTCCTAAGAATGCATTCAACTCGGGGTCATGGCTTATGTTCTCAGCCATAAAGAATATCTTTGATTTGGTCTTAGTGTTTTCTAAGAAGTAGTTTGACTTATCGCGACTCCATCTAAAGTGTGCTGAGCCATCGATAATCTTTTCAAAGGTCGGTATAATTGTTTTAACTAACTTCGGAAAGTCAGAACGGATAACATGCCACTTGCTATTTGGATACATTGATGCCAAACGCAAACAGATCGTGGCGCAGATAAATGACTTGCCACCACGAATAGCGCCGCCATAAAGTAGATTGCGCTTCTCTGTCGCGCCTTGTGCCGCTGCCATCGCTTGTATGTAAAAATCATATTGCTTTGGGTTGGCTTGTAAATCGACATTCATTAAATCTCAATCTTAGTGCCATCAGGCATCGTGACCGTTGAGGGTGGTCGCGTGTCGGTGATGGTCGTTTCGGTTTTAGTTATTTGCTCCTCTATTCCGTTATTCAATGTGTCAATGGCCTTAGCATTGCCCATCTTTGCGTTATTAAATAAACTATCGACATACTCTTCTAGGTTGTTTGAGCCCGTTAACTTTTCGATAATCTTTTGAGTCAATAACCTTTCAGCGCGCCTTGCCTCCCATCCTTTGCTCTTAGCTTCGGGGCTTGGTTGGTTATCTTTAGTGAAAGGTTTGCCAGTCTCGATTCCGTTCATTCTAATTCGAGGTTTTTTCGGTGTTTTGTCATCGGCTTTCATAGTGCAAAGATAAGAATTATTTTAATAAGTTTAGTATTTCAGTTTGCATCTGCTCAAATGATGTAGCTACAATGTAATTACCTCCATCGGCTTCAATTGCTGCTTTGCGTTTAAGTTGTGCTTCTCCCATTCGGTCCGTTGGGGATTTGACTTCAATGGCAAAAAGTTTCCCTCTCAATATACATTGTATGTCTTCCATTCCTTTGTTAAGACCTGCAATGTAACCGATACCCTTTCGATATCTGCCCTCGCTGCTTATTCGCCTTGCACTATTGCAACTATGTACTGCTTTAAGGTAGGCAATGATAAGGTCAGTAAACTTATTAGTATTGAAAGCATCTTTAGTTTCTTTCGGTTGGATAACATTGTTAACTGGTAAGTCCAAATGGTTTGTGGTCAGCTCCGACTTTCGCTTCTTAACAACTTTCTTTTTGTTGAGGTTAAATCGCTCAATCGGTAATGTTTGCCAAAACGCTTGGGCCATGTTTGACCGTTTGTATTGGTTGTGGTAATAAAGTTCGAATTCTGGGATTGTGTAAATTGTCATATTATTTATAATTTATAGAAAACGTAATTTTTTTCTAAGTCTTTTCTAATAACTTTTCTAAGTCTTTTCTAAGCTATAACCCTTACTACTACTATATTTTATATATATATAGAAAAAAGAAAGAGGTAAATGGCTAAAACTATTGCTATTATTATTATTGATAATATTTTTTATAGTAGTTTGCCAAATGCCTTTTCTATTTCTACTTTTTTCTAAATAATTAGTAATCAATAGTTTAATATAGAAAAGACTTTTAGAAAATACTTTACTGTTAAAATGGTTGTCTATTTTCATAATCGCTATAAGATTCATTTTGAACGGTTTGAGTATTTTCCCTAACAAATAGGAATGGAGTGCCTTTCTTTTTTTCAAGGTAATTATTGCTATTAAATGGAAAATAATACTTATTCGGTTGTGGTGTCATTTTCATTTCATTTTTAAGGACTTTAAGAATGTAAGACATCTTTTCTCTTTCTTTATCAAACCACCTTTCTTTAATATCTTTTGCAGTTGCTTCAAACTCATTTACATCGTTATTGTTAAAAAAGTCATCAATGTATATTTCAAGTTCTTTTCTCAATCCGTTTTTACTTTCTTTTTTAATAAGCTCCAGCGAATCAGTTTGTATTTCTTCCTGAGTGAAAACCATGCGCGAATTTGAAAAGTCGATTTCAGGCAGTTGTTCTAAATATTTAAGGAATTTAGGAATCTCGTTAAATAAATCGTTTTCAATGTTGGTATTCTTTTTGCCAACGATTGGATTAATTTTCCTAATCCAAAAGCGAATCTCTTCGTCATCTATTCGCATAAAGTCGGTTTCCTTATTTGTGCAAACTATAATTTTACCAAAGAATGGCACGCTGTAATGTTGAACAAACTTTTGCGATACTGAAATAGTTTTTGCAGTTGCTAAGGATTTAAGTTTTTCGACAACGTGTTGCTTTTCAATTACGGTTTCATCAATCATAATTATATTTTTAGTTGCATACGCATCGTTAAAACTACTCATTAAATCACTTGGATTGATAAGTGTTGAATTCTCGCCAAATAGCATCTGAATATAATTTAAAAAAGTAGTCTTACCTGTTTCTCTTTCAGTTGAAACTAAAGAAAGCACTGGCAATATTTGACAAGGATACTCATAAAGTAACTTCATGTACTTTAAACCTAACTCTAATTGCTCGCCAAATATATGACTTAACAAACCAAGTGTAACGCTAATGTCATCGGTGTAAACAGTATCACTATATTTTGTATGTGGGAATTTGGCATACAAATTATAGCAATTGTTTTTTGATGGAATAAAAGTCACATTATTAGGAATAATTGTGAAGTCATCAAACTTATAAATTTTGCAAAGTATATTTTTGGTATGATCTTCTTTTATTTCATCTTTTTTCCATGACTTTAAAATAACATTAGTTCCTGAATAGCGGTCATCTTTTTTAATTACTTTAAAATAATCAGAGCCAACGCGAATATAAGGTATTTCGTTTTGCATTATATTATAAGAAACGTGACTCATTGCTTGAAAATAATCGCCTTTAAATTTAACCGTTGTCAATAATATAAATTTACTGAAGCTTTGTCCGGTTGCTAAATCAAATGGGTTTGACTTTTTAATGTCAATCTTACCGTTTTTATTTAAAATAAAATTAGGACTTTTAGACAAATCACTTGCATCACTTACAGGGTAAGTTGCTTCAGTATCTGAAAACGAAATACATTTTTTATCGCCCTCAAATATTTGCTGCATAGTTCCAAATTCGTTAAACCAATCTATTGGATTGTAGATTGAATTCTTTTCGGGTTTCTTAAATTTGTTCATTGTCAATTTGATATATCATTTCTATTCCAAATCCTTTAGCAACATAACATACAACTGATATTTCATCTTCATCTAAATCTTCATAACTTTTTTCAATTTTTGCAATCAAACTTTGCATTGCTAAACCTGCAAAATAGTCTAATCTTTCTTGTTTTGTTTTTTCGTTTTTCATAATTTTAAAAATAAAAAAGCCCTAGTGATTAAGTTTGCTTACGAAGCAAGTAAGGGATTGACTCCTTACACTTAATCATTAGGACTTCTAATGTTTTAATGTCAATCTATGTTACTTCGGTTCGTGACTCCGATGTTGCAAATGTACTTTATAATTATCTATTTTGCAAATAAGTAATTGCATTAATTAACCCACTCATAGGTTTCAATAATATACTTTTTGCCATTTCTACTAAATAATGGCTTAATACTTGAATAGTCATCTAATGCTATAACAGCAGTACAAATACATAATACTGGTTTATCATTGTCAACGTGTGTGCACATAGCTTGTTTACCAATTAAAAAATAATTATCTTTCTCTATTTGTTTTTTATACAATGCAAGTCTTTCAAAAATACTTTGTTTTTCTTTTTCAAGTTTTGCAATTTGCACATTTAATTGTTCAACTTGCTTTAATAATGTTTGTGGTAGTGTATTCATATTATTTGTTTAGATAAGTTGGTTGTGTAGTTCCTTTGTTAATCATTTCTTTTGCAGTTTGTTTGTATATTGATGCCTTTTGCGATAGATAACAGTTGCCATCAATCATTTGCTGCATTGCATCAATAGCATGTTGTTGGTCAATATAACCAGCACCAACATAACCACCCATTAAGTAAGCTGCGGCCCTCAATTGTGGATGACCATTGTCAACAATTACGTTTATTTTTTTTGCAATAATACGCTCAATTGTTGAAGTTTTGTCATCAATTATGTATTGTTTTACTGCGGGCCTTACAATTTCAATATGCTTTGTTGACCAAGTTTGTGCATCATTTCGGTGCAGGATGTCGGCATCGTAACTGATAAACATCGGTAGGATGCAGTTCTTTGGTGCTGTATCAAATCCATTGTAACAGTTAAGGTGTCGCTCAATGCCTGCATAATAGTGTTTAAATTCATCAACCGAAGTGCAAATCGGAATCTTAACCAGTGCGCGAACACCATGCCTCGAAGCGGATAGCCACGCGGTTATTATGTATTTATATTCGTTAAATAAATATTCTTTGAATTCAACCGCCACATCGGATGCTAAATGGTCGAAATCCAAAACAAGTAATCCAGTCCAATGTTGAATATTGGAATACTTACGCGGGCCGTTAACATAAACACATGGAGTAAATGAATATAGTTTTGACTTTAAAGCTTGCTTTTTCGCCATGTCTTTTTTTTCCTCTGCAATCCTTATCTCCTCAAATACATTGCGGATATCTTTTTTAGGCGTTCTAATCGCATTTATAAGATATTCAAGCGTAACACTACCTAATGGAGTGCTACGTTTGATATCCGCTTCGTAATAGTTGAATGTTATTGGTTGCATAGTTTATCCATCATAAACTCATAATTGGCTATGTGAACATTTGTGTAATCAATACCGTTTGGATGTATCTTATGCTCAAATACTGGTTTATTGTTGATACTAAACTGATAGCCTAATGGTTTCTTTCGCACTTCACCAATGTTGAACACACCAAGAAAACCGTTAAAAGAATGGTGATCATGTAGCTCCTCATGTCTATCGATGTGCAATTCTACTCCATCAATAATTGTTGATTGCTCATTTAAAATAAAATAGCTATAAGATAAAGGTGGGCAAATTAAAACAATAGCTTTAACAAATTCGCCTGGTTTATATTCCCACTCTGCGGTTGTGTATCTTTCGGCTTGCTTAATGTACTTGCCTATTTCCTCGCCTCTTTTTTTGTCTGGTATTTTGCATTCAATTGCAAAGTGATATTTACCATCAATAGTTAAAAGCAAATCAATTCTGTTTTTTTTACACTTGCTTACTACTTCTCTTTGAACTTCAAAATACTTTTTAAATTTTAATTCAAGTTTGTTTACAAATTCTTTTTCTGTTTTCATGTTATTTTTTTTTAGGGTTTAGTTTATTGTACTCGGTTTGATTGTAATTAAAGCCATCCACTACCATTGCTTTTTGGATTGCGTGATAAATTGTTTCGGCCCATGTTGGAAGGATTTTCCCGCTTGGGGATTTTACTAAAAATATTTTCATTTAATTAAATAAAGAAACCCCTACCAAATTGCGCCACCCGCCAAGGGGCAACAATAAGATAGGGGCTATGTTAAAAATGTCTTTCACTTTGGCGGGTTATTTGGGATGTAAATATAAGTAATAATTACTTAATCTGCAAATTACGATGTGTTGCAATGCTGCATCCAGCAATATCAACACCATCCTTTAATGCTGCCTTAATAGCAGCTTTATCGGCTTGTTCGGTTACCTTAACCACCTTGTATGCAGCAGGCAGTTGGTTGACATCTTGCACCTCAACTGTTTCCGATTTGCGAAAGTTAATCTTTACCAATGGTGTCTTTATTTCTTCAATGCTAAATAAATCCATTGCGTGTTTAATACGATCCTTTAAATATTCGCTTGCCTTTTCGCGTTGTTTCTTTGCTGCCTGCAATCTCTTAATTTCAGCCTCAATAATTTCAACATCAGCATCCATTTGCTTTATAACAAACGAATAAGCAACTGATTTGTTTTGCAGTTGTTCTTCTGTAATGGCAAGTGCTTCCTCAAGAGAGGGGGTTAATTCACCCCCATTCTCTATAAGTTCTTCGGCTAACTGATTGTAATTTTGTTCGATTTGATAGATTGTTAGTTTCATTATTCTGCAGGTGTTAATTTGGTTTTCATTTCATCCTTTGCTGCTAATACTCGTAGGTCTAATCGTTGCGCTTTGGTAATCTTTCCCCATACCGCTTTGATTTCATCAAGTGATACGCACACTTGAATGTCATTAATAATCTCATCAATAGTTGTGTCAACTTCGATGTGGGTAGCCTCTTCAGTAGTTACCACTTGCATTTCCTCTGGCACATACACTGGCCCGCTAAATATGTCGGGGCAATACCATTTCACACCATTACTGATAGCCCTTGCAAATAGCATATTCTTTGGGAATTTGTCGATATTCTTGGTTAGTGCTTTCCTTGCATCCTCAATAGTGAATGTGCTATTACCTATCTTTGTGTTACCTTGATAAAAGTCAATGCTGCAAACCTTTTCAGATGCTTCTACAACACGATAGTCATACTTGCCACTACCTTTAAGTCTTGATGCTATTAAACCAGCACCAATGGTCGGCTTTCCTTGAATTATATGAATACCAGTCATTGAGGCAAATGGAGGTATTCCTATTTCTTGCCCTGCGGATATTTTGACCATTGCTTGTGCAACACTTTTGATGTCGGTAAACATTCCGCTTTCATAAAATGCTTTACTGATATTCATTATATCAGTAGTGTTAATTGTTGTTACTGTACTTACTTGTGTGTTCATTGTTATTTGTTTTTAGTTATTATTAATTAATTGAGTTAATAAATTCAATGTGTGCTTCTTTTGTATCAAGGAGTATGTTATTATCTGCCCTACGATACATTTTACGTTCAGAATCATAAACCATATGTCTATGTGCTTTGTTATGGTCAGCAATTGATAATTCAATAGTATCTTTAAAATGTTCTTCATTGTATGACCAATGATGCAATTCGTTGCCTTTAATTTTTGCTTTCATTCTCATTGATATATTTTTTGCTTTTTGCTTTTCGGGATACTTGGCTTTATATTTAGCCATTGTTATTTTTTTCTTTTCTGCTGTTGGTTTGTGTAGGTCTTTATATCCTAAACGATAGTATTTATTGCGATGTCTTTCTTTTTCTTTTTCGGCCCATGCTGGATTTTGGCGAAGCAATTTTTCTCTTGTTTCTGCATCTTTTTTAGTGCAAATTATACATTTTCCCAAATGTCCATCTCCCATTTTTTTGTGCTTATAATAATCAGAAAGGGGCTTTTCAGTATTACATTTGAAGCATGTTTTTTTATTTTCCATGCCACAAATGTAATAATTAAAATGGTAATAACAAAATTAATTTACCATTCTAAAATGGAAGATCGCTTTCAACATCATTCTTTTGCACTGGCTTTGCATAGCTTGCTTGTGGGTCTTCTGTTTGTGTAAACGGATTAGCATCCACTTTCCAACACGCAATCGTATTAAATACCTTAACTTCACCTTGTGGCGATGTCCATTCACGCCCACGAATATTGATGTGAGCTTCAATGTCCTGACCAACAGATAAAGAATCTGCAAGTGAGCAGGCTTTCTGTTGTAGTTCAACTGATACTATTTGTGGATACTGGTCATTTGTTGTGAGGATTAATTCCCTCTTTGAGAATTTACCATCACTAACTGTTGTCGTTGCGCCTATGCGCTTGATTGTTCCTTTGATTGTCATAATTGTTTATTTATTTGTTTTTGTGTAAGAAATCTGTTAATACCATAGATAAGAATGAGGTGTGCGGAATGTAATCGTTGAATTGCAAGTTAATTTCGTGCTTGTCGTTAGATACTGCCAAGTCACATAGTTGCATTGTCCAGAACGCATCTTTACGGTCAATAGAAGCGGTTATCTCGTTGTCTTTATTCCACACGTAAAACGTTTCGTTGTCGCTTTCATACTCGATGCGTTCTTTAGAATTTTCGATTTGCCACGTTGTTGTGGTTGATACTTTTGTGATTACGTTAATTGAGTTCATTGTTAGTTTGTTTTTATTGGGTTTGTAAATGGGGGTGTTTAGCCCCCTTGTTTGTTTTATTTTTTTAAAGTCCAGTTACTTTGTAGTTAAATAATTCATTACCTATCTTTATGGCAAATTCTTTTTTAAAATATTCAATTGCTTCTTTAAGGTTTTTACTTTTTTGGGTCGTTATGTGAAACCATCCATAACGGCCTTTTTTGTATAAATTAAAGTATTTCATTTTGTAATATTATTATCAATTATAAATTGAGCCATTTTTCTTAATCCATTAACGCCTTTTCTATCTTGATTTGAAAAATTTACCATTACTTTATTGTAACGTTCCATAGGACTTAAAGAATCCCATACTTTATACCCTTCTTGTAATTTAGCTGATTTAATTTCTGTTCTTGTCATGTTGTTGTTGTTATTTGTTGATGCAAATGTACACTTAAATTCATTACCTCAAAATAATATTTTCAACTAAAGTGTTAATTTATGTTAAATATGCTTTAAGAAAATCATAAATCATAAAATGTTGTGGCTTCCACCGGTCAACTTTACCATTCATTAAACGCGCAATACCTGGCCGAGTGTATCCAAATTGTTTAGCCGCTTCAGTAATTGGGTTGCATTTAGCGGGTCGCGATCCATTATGCTCAACAAGTGCCAACATCTGTTTGTATTCTTGTTTAAGTTGGGTGTTGCTTGGTTTGATTCTTGGTTGTTCTGCGGTTATGTTCATACTTCTGACATTATTAATAACTGATTTGTATTTGTTTTTTTAGCCACCTTATACGCGGCATGTAGTTTGGCCCTTATTTTATCTCTAAACAGTTGCCCATCTATCCATACACGAAATTCTTGTGTCCATTCCTTTTCGATAATTTTCGGTTTGTACTTTAGCAGCTCCACAACCGTTGCCAATATCTGCACCACTTCAAACTTCTTTACGTGAAATAACATAGCGATTTCAACTTGTGTAAGTCCTGCATTATGCTTTAGCCACATATCCCAGTGCTTTGGGTCTATTGCTTCAGGTCTTATGATGTTAACGTAAGCATCACTAATGTAGCGGCTTATCTTACGGTTGCGTGTTTTAATTAACTCCTTTGGCATTGCGTATGTTATATTGCATTAATACCAGTGCTGAATGTATGGCCTCTGCATTGCCACCTTTGTACGTTAATTTCGCGCCACCTTTTGGAGTGTACGCATCGGGGTTGTTTCGGTAACCGAAAAGTAAGCGTTGGATAAGTTGTTTCATAATGTTAGTTGTTTTGTTAGTTTATATTCCTGCTTTAAGTTTAAAGTCGTTAAGTATTTCTACAAGTTCATCAATGTTGTCAATAGCCCATCGTTCTGTTTCAAAAACTATATATTTACATGCTCCATTATCGTTTGTAAACATTTTAATTAATTGCCAGTCTTGGCTTGATTCATCACATTCTTGGGTGTATGTTATTGATATTTCTTCTATTAGTGCTTGCATTTTGTTTAGTTGTTTGATATTTTATCAATAGTAATATTATACTCCATTAAGTTGCTCATAAATTGTTTTAATTCTTGAAGAGATTTTTTAATATAAACAACTGATAATTTATTTTTCTTAATCCTATTAACATAAGATTCTAATATCTTAAATTCTAAATCTGTGCAATATTCAGTTATTGTTACCCATCCATAAGTGTTTTCCTTGTGAGTTCCATTGTCTAAATGAAAGTTTTGTTGCTTTTCGTTAAATTCTAATCTAAATAATTTTTGTGTCATATTGTTAGTTGTTAAAAGTTTCGGCAAACCTACTAATAATATTTTTAAAAATAAAATTTGTATTTAAAAAAGATTACTTTATATTTGCCAAAATTTAAAACTAATAACTATGGAAACAACACTAACATTACATTGGGAGTACGAAGAAACCGATAGAGAAAACAACATTAGAGGTGGATGGGTGCTAACCGACATCACAAATGGAAAAACATCAGTACATTTAAGCCCTAAATTAGAACAATTATTAAATGAGGAATTAGATCCCGAAAACTTTTAAACTATGAAAACTAAACCATCACTTATCCTATGGGCATTATCAGCCCTTTTTATGTCCTTTTGGGCAATCAAATTCGCAATGACTGGAGTTTTCTTTGGAAATTCCGAGTTGCTTACCTTTACTTTATCCTTTTGCGCCTCGTTAACCAGTGCGGTGTGTGGTGCAGGTTTTATGCAGCAGTATTTAAAAAAATGAAACTGCTATACAAACCCACCAATTTAACCTGCGAATTCATTATTTCTGATTTCGCGAAATCAAATGGTGTGCAAAAGGTTATAGGATTTTCCAGAGGTTGGCATCACTGGAATAGCATTAGGCTTGGAATACGCAAAGAGGAAAACTATTGCGTGTTGTACTTTTATGCGTATATTAAAGGGCAAAGAATAATTCAACGGTTAGGTAGATACGCAATAGGTGAGAGAGTCAAGGTTGCGTTACAATGGGATTACTATATAGAATGCAAAGCTAACGATGGTTATGCATTTAGAGTTGCACCAAAGTGTTCTTTTCCTATTGGTTATTTATTGTCGCCTTACGCAGAAAAAGATGGTGTAGAGGGTGTTGAAGTGCCTTTTAATATTGAGATTATTAATTTAAAAATAAGCTAATTTATGAAACCAAAAGATGAAAGTAAGCCATACGAATCGAGATTAATCGAGGATTTGCATCCAACACTTGCTAATGCTTATAAGAAAGCAGAAGCGCAATTTAACGCTGCTCACAACGATGTTCACGTTATAATAGTGTGTACTTACAGAAACAATGCAATGCAAGAAGTTTATTATGCCAAAAGACCAAAAGTATCACTTGCAAGAGCGGGACAGTCAGCCCATAACTACTACCCATCAAGGGCTTTCGATATTGCCTTTGTAAAAGTCGGCAAACGTGAACTTGACTATTCAGCAAAGCACTTTAAAGAGTTTTGGGAGTTATTGCAAACACATAGTAATAAGTTGACTTGGGGTGGCAATTTTAAATCGTTTAAGGATATGCCTCACTATGAATTATCTAACTGGAAAATGACCATCGTATGACACGCAACACACGCTACACTAATGGTAAGGAGGTAATAACATTTGTTAAGATTGATTTTATTGTCATCGGAGGTCGAAAGATTGACCACGTTTATTTTCGCAGGAAAGATAAACACGATTTGATTTTACCCTTGTTGGAATGGAATTTAAAAGGTAAATTTGAATGGGAAATAATTAATTGATATGAATCTAAAACAAAAATACCGCAGCCCCGACAACAAGCAGTTAAAAAAGATTGCAGACTATTTAATTTACGTTTTGCTGCCATTCATTCAAACATCTTTAGCACTTGCAGAAACGCAAGGTTTAATCAGTTTAAGACAAGCATTTTGGGGCGGTTTGGCTGCTACATTCTTGTTGATTAATACTAAATTTTTAACTAAATTCACAACCGAAAAACCAACAAGAACTGCGGTTATTGATGGGGATGGGTGCTAAAACAAACAATATGAAACCACAACACCAACTTATCACATTCGCTATCCTATGCCTATTGTTAGTAATAGGTCTTAATTATTGCGCCAAAGAGAAACCGAAAACTATTCCATTTGATTACAAATTAGAAGCGGAAATGATTAAAAAGCAATTCGGCATTGAGCAGGCTATTCTACTTAACCAATTGGAGAATGTTAACCGAAGATTGCAATTTGCGAACAACGCAAAAGATTCGATTAGACAACGCGAAATATCTTTAAGCAACACTAACATAGCTTTGATGAAGAAGTTGCGTCAAAACTTACCAAAAGATTGTGACACAGTATTCGTGTTGTGCGATGAGATAATCAATGTTAAAGATTCAAGTTATGCTGCGTTATTTAATGCGTTTCAAGTTTGTGATTCAGTATCAACTATTAAGGATAGTTTAATAGTTAACTACAAAGCGGAGAATATCACAGATAGCACGTTGTTAGTTATCAGTAAGCAAGAAACCAAGCAACAACGAAGAGGCAAGGTAGCTGCTTGGTGTGTTGGTGGTGCAATGTTTATGCTTTGGTTGTTTGTTGGATTGAAATAAATTAGTACATTTGCAGCGTTGTGTAGGAGCAATATAAAGAAATTATAACAAAAGCCTTGACTTTAGCGACCTCCTACTCGCTATTGTTGAGGTTTTTTAATTTAAGTAACAATATGAAAATAAATTTAAGTCACAAAATTAAAAATGATAAATACACAGAATATGTGTATGAATCATTTGACATTCAGAACAGAGAACAATCAAATGTATTAATAGATGCCAATTTAGAGCATTTGCCAAATAATTGGAATATAGGTGTAATTTATGGCGGAAGCGGAACAGGTAAAACTACAATATTAAAAAAATATTTTAAAAAAGAAATAGATAAATCATATTTTGATAATTCAAAATCTTTAATATCCAACTTTAATTGGGTAGAGCCAAAAGATGCCGCTTTTTTATTAAGTGCTATGGGATTAAGTTCTGTGCCTACTTGGCTGCGACCTTTCAACACATTATCAAATGGAGAGCAATATAGAGCAAATTTAGCTTATATTGTAGGAAATTCAAAAGATAATGAAATTATTTTAATTGATGAATACACATCAGTAGTGGATAGAGATGTAGCAAAAGCAATGAGCAATGCCTTGCAAAAGTATATTCGCAAAACCAACAAAAAAATAGTTTTAGCATCTTGCCATTTTGATATTATGGAATGGCTGCAACCAAATTGGATTTATTCACCATCTAAAGGGCGTCTTGAAATAGCGTCATTGCTTCGGCAAAAACCAACAATTGAACTTTCGATATTTCGATGCAGATATGAAACTTGGAACTTATTCAAACAACATCATTATTTAACCGAAGATTTAAATTTAGCTGCCAAATGTTTTGTAGCTATTTTTAATGGTAAGCCTATTTGTTTTATAGCTATACTCCCAAGCCCAAGCGGGTATTATAAGAATGGATTTAGAGTTAGCAGGCTTGTTGTTATGCCTGATTTTCAAGGGTTAGGGGTTGGATGTAAAATACTTAATTACATTTCTTCTTTATATTTAGCAAATAATAAAACAATGTATATTAAGACATCTAATCCAAGTTTGACTAATAATTTAGAAAATAATACAAATTGGAAAAAAGTAAAGGATTTTAAAAATATTAATTCTTTAAAAAAGCATAACGAAAAGTTTGAAAATAAACATAAAATAAAGGTTTCTATTTCAAAGTCTTTTAAATATATTGGAGAAGCATCAACAGAAGATTTATCAATTATAAAATTTAAGAGTGAAATATACAAAGATGTTGCTCAAAACCAAATATCAATGTTTTAACACATTTTGAAACATTAATAATTTTCCCTATCTTTGCCTCGTTCAATGTTAGTTAAGTTATTTAGGTCATAGCCCTTGCAGAAATGTGAGGGCTTTGTTATTTGTATGAATAAATCACTATCTTTGCTAAAACTAACAACAATGGAAGCAACATTGAAATTTAATCTACCTGATGACAAAGGTGACTTTGAACTGGCAGTCAAAGCAAGTGCTATGTACTGTGTTTTGTGGGATTTCAAGCAGTTTATGCGTGATGAAATCAAGTACAATGGCAACCTTACCGATAAGGAATACGAATTAGCAGAGAGATTCCAAGAGAAATTCTTTGAGATATTGCAGGACAACGCAATCTCGTTAGATTAACATCTATAACATATGCCACAAGTTACTTTAGAATTTTACAAGTATGATTCAATAGTAGCTGAAATGCTCCAGCAGGGATTGGCTTGTGCAGAAATAGTTGCTAAAATATTAAACACAACTGCAACCAGAGAAGAAGATGCAAAGGTAAGGTCGTTCAGAAAGTATATTCATAGGCATAAGAAAAGGATACTGGATGAACACGAAGGAATCTACCAAGCGACAAACAATTTAGATGTTCCAAACACCTCCACAAAGAATATGTGGATTAAGAATAAGGAAGCATCGTTGTTTGTTGTTAATCCTAATTACAAAAAGCCTGAACCAAAAGAACAAGAACATTTTAAAGAAGCACTTTTAAAAGACTTACAAGCTTATGTGCCAAAGTTCCCACAAATAGAAAGAGTAAAGAGTAATGATTCTTATTTGCTTGTTTTAGATCCTGCCGATATTCACATTGGTAAATTATGCACATCGTTTGAATCGGGTGAAACATACGATAACCAAGTAGCAGTTAAAAGGGTTTTAGAGGGTGTAAAAGGAATACTGCAAAAGGTAAGCTCGTTTGATATAGATAAAATATTGTTTATTGGTGGAAACGATATATTGCACATTGACAATCCAAAAAGAACAACTACCAGTGGAACACCGCAAGACACAGATGGAATGTGGCACACAAACTTTTTAATTGCTAAACAGTTGTACGTTGATGTTTTAGAAATATTAATAGGTGTTGCCGATGTTCACTTTACTTTTAATCCAAGTAACCACGACTACACAAACGGTTTCTTTTTGGCCCAAGTTGTAGAAACATATTTTAAGGATTGCAAAAATATAACTTTTGATTGTACGATAGCACATAGAAAAGGTTATAAGTATCATAATAATTTGATTGGCACAACGCATGGAGATGGCGCAAAGCAAGGAGATTTACCGCTATTGATGGCGCAAGAATTTAGTCAAGAATGGGGCGAAACAAAGCATAGATATATTTATACGCATCACGTACACCACAAAACAAGCAAAGATTTCATAGGAGTAACGGTTGAAAGTTTAAGAAGTCCAAGTGGAACAGATAGTTGGCATCATAGAAATGGTTATCAGCACGCACCTAAAGCGGTTGAGGGTTTTTTACATTGTAAAGAGAATGGTCAAATAGCAAGAATAACACATATTTTTTAATGATTAATCACTCACTAACCACTAATTCCAACGATAATGGATAATACATCATTCATTATAATGGACTGCATACATTGTATTTATGAGAAGCAATTTGACAAGGATTTGTTAGAATACATTGACATACCAACAAACGAATACAATGATGAGGTGTTTGTGTTTGATGTTAAAGAAGTAAGGATAAAGTATTTTTATAGCACTAAAACGCTAATAAAAGAAAGGATGACAGACACTACTGTTATTGTGTTAACCGATGACAACGAACTATTGAGCAAGTTAGAAATAACCGAATTTATTTTTATATTTTTTAAGGATTATACAGAAAAGTTAAAGCAATATTTTTTAGAAAACAAAGAGTAATTATGAGCATAACAGAAAGAGTAAACACCTACCCAACCAAGTATGAATATGGTTTTATTAAATCAGAAATAGAAACTTTGCTAAAAGAATATCCTATTGACATCGAAAGATTTAATCTATCAATGATGGGGCATACTTGTATGTTAATTGATAATGAAACAATCTGGTATCATTGTGACATTATTAAAGCAATAAAGTATAGCATTCGAATGTATAAGTAAACTATTTTTGGTCATCAATAATGCCAAGCATAACTAACAAAGCTATTACACCGCCTTTAAAGAATCTTCCTACATTCTTTGCAATTTCTCTGTACTGGTATAGCATTGCAATCAAATAAAAAAATAAAACAAATAAGACTAATATCAAAGGTTTGAGTGCAACTATTTCTTGATTACTCATTCTTATTTTTCTTGGCTACACGATACGAAGCCCACATAGACACTATTAATGCACCAAGTTTAGCGAAGTCATAAATAGTGTCATAGATGCCGACTAAATTCATATTACCAAACCAATCCGATGTCCATACCCCTGCTTGAATGATAACGCTTGTAATGATAACTAATATGCTATTGTCGGGTTGGTGGGAATGTATCATAGAATTAAATCATTTACTGCGGTTTGTAATTCTTCCATTGTCTTAAATTCTGTGTCCGACAAATGTACTAATCTTATGCAATTGTCTAATTCCAAATGGCAGCAAGTTTCATCAATATAATCAAAGAAATTGCTTGTTACTTTATATCCGTTTATTATCATTTTAATTTAATTTAATTTTATCATTACACCTACTGATGAATCTGTTCCTGATGTGTTTTGCACTGCGCATATTAAATAGCCATCAATAGTCCAATTAATAGCAACTGTTGCAGGCCCTCCAGAGCCTGCTACCCATCCTACTGCTGAATTTCCCGTTGTATTTACTGTTCTTGTTGCATTTCCAGTTCCGTTTGCAACTTGAATCATTAACACCCTTACCATAGATGAATAAGTTGCACCAGCAGGCCCCGATGTGCCTAATAATATAGGACTACCTGCCAAATCATTTGTTGTGTTCCAATACATTCTTATTGTAACATTACCACTTGAACCTGTTTTTAAAGCAGTTACCTCAATTTGTGGGGCATCATTTGCACCTCTTGAATTAGCAGGTATCAATAAACCTTTAGAATATTGATTAGTAGTAACTCCAGTAATTGCAGTTCCATCAGCGCAATTTGCCAAAGTTTTAGCTTGTTTGTTATTTAATTGCGTTTGAATTGCACTTGTTACACCACTTAAATAACCTAATTCCGTTGGTGTTGCTCCATTTATATTTTGAGCAGTTGTAATGTTTCCATTGGCACGATTAATAGCTATTGGGCTATCTATATAAGCTCCTGCATCATTATATCTTCTTAATTGAAAATCACCCCCACTATTTGCCCCACTTTCTATGCCATCAACACGTAATGCCCATCGTTGAAGATCATCAGTTCTAAAAGACAAAATTCTATTAACTCCATTATCTGCATCAATTTTTACTCGTGTAGTTGTAGCCCCCCCATCAATATGCAATTTTTCAGCACCAGCGGCAACACCTATTCCTATTGTGTCAGCAGTTAGTGAATGAATTCCTAAATCTACATCGGCAGTTGCACCAGTATAAGGAACACCACCAGCGCCACCACCAATGTAGCTTACTGCTAATGTGCTTAAATTAGTTACTACTATCCTATCGTTTGGAATGTCAAAGTAACGATGAAAGTTAACGCTACCATCGGTAAAGATTGTTGCTGGATAATTTTGGGAATACATAAAACTATAACTACCAGCAGTATAATTTGCGCCCGTTGTGTTTGCTTCAATCGTTACGTTTTGCAAACCACCACCAAAAATAAATCCATTTGCGTATTGCTTAAAAGTATTAGCACCGCAATTTATTCCAAGTTCATTGTTGGCAGCATCTTGCTCAAATGTATTTAGGTAGTTGCCAGTTCCAAGTGTGTTGCTTGTTGCACCTTGGTAGAAAGTGTTTTTAGTTGAGCTTCCTCCTAATGTAGTTGCACTCGGTAAACAACCATTCCATGTATTACCATCAATGTCAGACATAGTGCCATTTACAATCGTGTTGGTAGCCAAATCGTAATATACAGATCCACTAAAAGTCAAATCAATTATAGTTCCATTTGCGCCTATTTTATTAACTGCCTCTGCTTTTAATGCTATTCTATAAGGTGCATCTGTAACAACGTATATTGTTGTTAAACTTAATGCTGATGCGCCCTCTAATGCTGCTAAATTTGCAAATGCTATTTGTATTATAAAAGCATTGCCTTTATTAACCCACACCGCAGCTCCCGTAGTTGCATCGCTGCATTCATAAACAGTTCCATCATCCAATGTCCACAATGAGCCTACTGAATATCCTAATGTGTCATCATCGGTAACCGTTGGAGTTGTGGTTAAATTATACAAAGATTGTCTAATGGTGTTTCCAGAACTGCCCATCACATACAACCTACCATTCTCCCACTTTAACTCATAGCCAGCACCACATATTTGAGCAATTCCTTTTAATCCTCCAAGTCCTGCATCAATTGTGCCCTCTCTTAACCTCGATGTGTTTGCAAATAACAAACCTTGTGTTGCATCGAACTCAATATCGTTTGCGCCAGAAGTATTGCCTAATATTAATGTTTGTGCTAATGTTTGTGCGCTACTAACGATAGGAGAAAATACATCGGTAGTAATGTCGTATGTGCCTATCTCGCCCGTTTGAACATCAATAGCAAAGTCATGCAATATAAATGCATTTTCGGCACATACTTGTAATGTTATTGTACTGCCAACCGCATCGTTAATTTGATAAAACTTATTACCAACTAATTCGCCTAACCCTTGCTTTGTTATAATGTTAGCGCGACTATCATTTTCGTTATAATAGTTTGAAAACATTTCATTGTTTGCATCGGTAGACACATAGCCATTTGCTTGACTTGCATCACTTAATATATTTGGGCTGCTATCGAGCAAGTTTACAAACCTATCTTGCGCGTTTTGGCCCGTAATAAAGTTTATTAAATTGTTGTAGATATTACTTACAATATCTGTGAGCATATTCGCCCTATTCTTTTGTGCCATTATTTAAGGTATATCAAATGATTCATCAAAACTATTATCGAAACTTGCACCATACACCACTGATGGGGCGCAAACAAATACACCATCTGGAATGCTAAACTCCAATGGCATCTTATCGTGTATCCATTTGTAATTCAATACAAAGTTTACCTCATCCTTTAATGAATTTGCAACGGGATTACTTGCTATCAATGTGCCTGGTCTTTGTGTAATCCGCATCAATGTTTCTGAGCAAAATGCTAAGTAAAAATTGCGGCTTCCCGTTATTGAATTATAATGCGGTAAATTAGAAACGTAATCGGGGTCTTTATAATTTACTTCAAAGTTATAGGCAATCAATGTTTCATCACTCCAACCAAAGCCACGACCAACGATAGGACTGCCACCATTATACTCGCCATGTGTTTGTGGCAACACGATAATCATTCCCGCAGTGATACCCGTTTGCCAAATCAATGTTGATTCGGGGTCAGTCATTAACTGTTGGTAAAATGTTTTGTGTATCAATGCCACCGACCTAACGCGTGCAAGCTCGATGCTTGTGCATCCTCCGCTTCCGCTTAAGCCGCAAGCAAAATGACTTTCAATAGTATTACAATTTGATGGATAGAATGCCATTATTTTAAAGTATTAAAGGCGGCCACCTTACGGGGTGTTACCGCCAATGATTAAACTACGTAACAAGTAAACAAGTTAGATGGAATAGCTGACTCTTCAGGGAAGTTGTCAGATGTCCACTTAACTTCTACATCCCAAGTGCGCTCAACTTTTAAGTCGTTAGCAATCGGATTTTTTGGTACGATTGTGCAAGGCTCATCACTAATAGCAAGCACTGTTTCACTTCTGAAAGCTACGTGAAAATTACGTGAGCCCTTTACAGAATTATAATGGTTACGATTACCTACATAGTTAGGGTCTTTGAATGACAATAAGAAAGTATAAGAATTTAAACTCTCTTCAGTGTCGCCATATCCTTGGCCCATGTTAGGTGTTCCACCATCAAATTCTCCTTGTGTTTCAGGGTAAACAATGATTGCGCCTGATGCTATGCCCGCATTCCACAACGCTTCATCTTCAAAGTCAGTAGATAGTGTAGGGTAATAGCTTTTATTTATGAATGCAGTTCCTCTAACGCGAGATAACTCAACGCCGCAAGTACCACAACTGTGGGCGGTAATGTTTTCATCACAACCCGATGGATAATATGCCATGATTATTTGTTTTTAGCATTCGCAAATGACTGTGCAGCCTCTGCGATATGATTGTTTGATTTCGTATCGAACTGCTAACAGTCCATGGTTTAGACCGACTCTCACATCGGGGATTGAACATTCCTCTCTAAACACTAAAGTTGAATTCATTTCGGTTTCCGTTAACTCGAATGTGCAGTCAAATACGTTAATGCTCTCACACACTAATTTACTCAACACACTTGGAATAGCCGAAACAAATATATCCTTAATTGTTTGCGATGTTAATGTTTTATTTGCATAAATGACAAGTGTAACTGGTGTTGTTTCCTCCACCTTATCCATCTTGTCACCAAAATTGTTTTCAATTACTGTTAGTCGTGATGACTCCGAACGATGATACCAACTAATTGCGTATTGATCTTGCAATAAACAGTTAGTTACTTCGCCATTAATGTTAATGCCAGGATAACGCTTCTCGCCATCGTAATAAAACTCAGCAAGCCCAAACGCCTTGTTAGGTGTTAATGGTAACGCTGCGATAATAGCGTTGTCAATTTCGGTTATTACTTGCTTTAAATTCATTTGTTCATAATTAATAAAGCGGTTTCTTGCGCAACGATTTGAGTCATCTCAAGCTCACGTTCTGTTAACTGCCAAATGTCACCATACTTTTCAGTTAAGTGACCGATTATCTCCTCGTTTGCGGGCGATGTGTTGCCTATTGTATAACCTTTCTCTGTGGCTTTTAATGTGTACCCATTTTCAAGTTGGCGTGTTAACGATATGATTACCTTAGTGCTTGTTCCTCTATTGTTTTGCTCACGAATCTTTAAATAACTATTGCTATAAGTTCCGATTGCACCACCGTTTGAATTCTTGCCATCTACGTGAATGCGATAACGCAATTCAGGCAGCACCGCAATAGCCGCAGCCCTTGAAACCGTTTCGGGGTTTCCAAGTTCGCGAAACTTTGCAAGTATATTGCCAATTACAAATGGTATGTTAGAGGTTATATCCATTAAGGTAGTTGAGTAAACACTTGTATTTGACTATTGCACTCTAAACATGCATCACATTCTAATTTAATGCCACCTAATGCATTCTTAATTGCCTCCTCATAACGTGTGGTGTAAAGTGCTAACAACTCGTTTGCCTCCTCACGTTTAACGGTTGTGTAGAAGTTAGTTCTTTCAGAGTATAAACGCTCGGTCATAAACTCGATGCCTAATGCATACCAATAAGCCTCAGCAAATAGCATTCTATTTGAGCACACCGCAGAATCATAACTGCATCCAAGTGTTAATAGTACTTGTAATGAGTCAGCAATAGTGTTGTATGATAGTGTTCCGTTTGCGCTTGCATTTGATGAAACAAAGCCATTTATTTGACCGCATGTTCCGCAGTCATAATAAGCGCTAAAACAACTTGCAAAAAACGTATCTGAATCGGTGGTCGAATAGGTAACACCGTTAATGTTTGTGTCTAAAAAACCGATGGCTAAAATAGCGCAATCGAATTGTTTTAATATAGAGAATTCATTCCAACCATTAACCATATTAGCTACGGTTAAAGTTTTAGTGAATAGTACTTCCTTAGATAAGTAATTAAAAAACTTTACATCAATTGTCGTTGCAGTTGTTGTTGCCGACTTGTAAAATCTTATTTTGTCAACCGTTGTTGTTTGCAATGGGCTAATCTTCC